ATCACAGAACTAATGCCTTCGTTCGAGACACTAGAGTTTTCGGTTCATGATATTGTTCGTTCAAAATTAGTCAAAGAATATATTTTGGCAAGACTAGAATATGAAGAAAAGCACGATTAAGGCTTGACTTTTTCGCAATTATATAGTATAAGAGTATATGATGTTTAAAACGATATATGAATATGAAGATTTCGCCCAAACGACTACCTCCGAGACTGGTGGCAGAGTTTACGTAAATGCCTCTGGTGTTGCATATCCCTCTGCCACCACTGTTCTTTCAGTTCTATCTCGAGACTCAATCGCTGCATGGCGAAAGCGTGTTGGCGAAGAAGAAGCGAATAAGGTTTCTAGTAAAGCGGCAACTCGCGGAACTAAGATTCACTCTCTCACGGAAGCGTATCTGAAGAATGAAGATCTTGAAGAAGCATATACAATAACTAAGGCATCACTCTTAGATATTGAAATGTTTAAGAGATTCAAACCAATGCTAGATTCCATTGGTGATATTCATTGTCAAGAACTAGCATTATACAGTGATCATCTGCGTATGGCAGGTCGAGTAGACTGTATTGGTGAATACCAAGGTAAACGCGCGGTTATAGATTTTAAAACTTCCAATAAATCAAAACGCAAAGAATATATTCATTCTTACTTTATGCAGACAGCAGCATATGCTATCATGTATGAAGAGCGAACAGGAATTCCTGTTCCTTGGTTAGTGATTCTGATTGCTGTCGAGGATGAAGAACCGCAGGTATTTGTCGAGCTTCGCGATGATTGGACTAAGGAACTTCTTCGTACTCGCGACTTCTTCGAAAACGGTTACTACATATCTTGAGTGATTTATCTGAAGAAAGAATGGTAATCTGTAGAGAATGCGAGCATCTGATTTATAAACGTATATGCAATCAATGCGGATGTTTGATGCCCGTAAAAACTAAACTGAATCGAGCATCCTGCCCAAAAGGTAAATGGGGTTCAGTTGGAAAAAAACTTCCTTGGGAGGCATAAAATACTTGACTTCTAACGAATAATATAGTATAAATAATATATCAGTTGTTTGAAAGTAGACAATAAAGGCGGAAAGACTCGGGTTCGATCCCCGACATCTCCACCACCACACGATCCGACAGGGTAATAACCGGGATAGATTGCAAGCCGTGTGATGATGGGGATGACTTGGATTTCGATTTTCGTGCAATAGGAAAACTCTAGACTGGTCGACTGGCAAAGTGCCACAAAACAAGTAAATGCAAACGATAACTTTGCCTCTGAGATGCGCCTAGCAGCGTGATCTTTTTGGGTTTTTGGTAGTTTTTCCTTGAAACAGAATAAAACTATCAACCGTTCTTAAATCGCGGTAAATCGATTCACTATAGAATCCTGTGCATATAAATAAATGCATGACCTCCGATGCTTAATATATGAACGCCCTGATTAGGTTAGTAATAAAGCAACTCTCGGAGGTCTTTTTTTGTTTCTAATCAAAACAGCAGTGTGGGGAGTCACTGTCTAATACCCTCTCAAGTTCAACAACCTTTAGGAAATAAGATGACTTCCTTTAACAAGAAGTTTTTCAAGGTTCTTTCGATTTTTACAGTATTAATTTATAGTTTATATGGAATAAATTCATATGCTGAAGATGCTATCGAAAGAGACGTTAGGGAATATTCCCTTGGCGTTGGAGAAGTAATCCAGGAAATCAAAGAAGATGCCCAGGAAAACCGACAAAAAATAGCACGACAAAAAATACAAACGCAAAATATATATCTTACAAATAATCGCGAATTGAAATGTCTAGCAGACAATATATACTACGAAGCAGGGAACCAGTCAACTCAAGGAAAGTTGGCGGTTGCTGACGTCACACTTAATCGCGTAAAAAGTCCTAAATTCCCCAAGACCGTTTGTTCTGTGGTATACCAGAGAACGAAACGAGTCTGCCAATTCTCATGGGTTTGTGAGAGAAACAAGAACGTTCGTAGCGCACAGCAATATACCCAATCAAAGAAAGTTGCTGAAAAAGTATTGCTTTCTGGGGCAAATAGCGGTATACTGGGACGTAACGTTTTATTTTACCACGCGGATTATGTTAATCCACGTTGGAATCTAAAGCGAGTTGCAAAAATTGGTGATCATATTTTTTATGCAGGATAATTAAATGTTAGATATTGTTATGGATGTTATTGATGTTACGGAAGTGACTAATGAGTTTTTAATTACTAAAGAGTTTAAGACAGCGATGGAGTTTTCTCAACATATCGAGAAAACAGCATATAATACTAGTATCCCTTGTTTGGATGTTCTGGTTGATTATTGTGTAAAAAAAGAAATTGAAATGGAATCCGTCGCTGTCTTACTCACTGCTTCTCTTAAAGAAAAGATTAGAGCAGAAGCAGAAGAACTAAATATGCTTAAACGAAAGGCATCTGGTAAACTACCACTATGATGGAAGCATATGACGTATACCGTCTGTATATGGCAATCAAATTACACTTCACAACCGAGTCGTATGACATCACCAAAACTAAAGGTGCTGTCAAAGCGTCGAGAGAAGCATTCTTAAAACGTAGAGATGTTTTTCTATTCAGGAAACTCGCACAGAAGTATAATACAACTGAAGTAATAGAATTTTTTGTTTCCAACTTTATTACTGGCGACAAGAATGGTGGTATATTCAACGCAGAATCTCATGAGATATATGAGAAACGTAAAGGTCGGATGGATAAACTATCGTATATGTTCAGTAATGATATGACTTGTATTTCTCTTGAGGCGGAGAAACATCAAGAACATCCGTTGAAGTCATATGACAATCAACATCCTATAGTAATTAGACTATACCTTGGAAATAAAATTTCACTGGAAACACTAATTATACTTGACAAACTGTTTGATTTCAGGTATAGTAGTAATTCTTCACTTGAGCAGGATTTTATTTGGAAAGAAATAAGTATGCTTATTGGGAAGTATCGACCCTTTGTCAAATTCGATAAAGGTAAATTCAACCACCTTTTTAACAAGGAGTATGGGACGGTGGCAAGTTAAACTATGGGAAACTCTCGTAGCAATTATTACGACGACTATGGAGATCGTATTCGTCATAATCCAAAAGATGTTAATAAGACTAGATCTAATAAGCATCGTAAACAATTGTATAAATACTCTGGTAATCGGGATTCTGATGAAGAAGATTACATTGATAATGATACAAACCGCAAATATTAAACATATAACGCAAAATAAGGACAATACATATGTCAGGTAATACACTTTCTGAACTCCGCAAGAATCGCGGAAATTTTGACTCGCTCATGAAGGCAGTCGAGTCAATCGCAAATCCCTCGAACGAAAAACGCGGCGACGATGATCGCCTCTGGAAACCTACTGTCGATAAGGCAGGTAATGGTCAAGCAGTTCTTCGTTTCCTCCCTGCTCCTGCTGGCGAGGAACTTCCTTGGGTTCGCGTATTCGATCATGGATTTCAGGGTCCAACTGGTAAGTGGTATATTGAAAACTCTCTTACCACTATCAACAAGAACGATCCTGTTGGTGAACTTAATAGTGAACTTTGGAACTCGGGCATCGAGGCAAACAAGGAAATCGCTCGTAAGCAAAAGCGTCGTCTTTCATACATCTCCAACGTTCTAGTTGTTCGCGACCCTGCGAATCCTGAGAATGAAGGTAAGGTTTTCCTCTATAAGTTTGGTAAGAAAATCTTTGACAAGATCAAGGATGTAATGCAACCTACCTTTGAGGATGAAGATCCAATCAATCCATTCGATCTAGATGTCGGTGCTAACTTCAAGTTGCGCATTCGTCAGGTTGAAGGTTATCGTAACTATGATAAATCGGAGTTTGATGGAGCAACTGCACTAAGTGACAGTGATGCTGAACTAGAGCGTGTTTGGGGTGCTACGAATTCTCTTACTGCTTTCCTCGATCCATCGAACTTCAAGTCGTATGATGAACTAAAGGTTAAGTTGAATACTGTTCTTACAGGTGGTGCGCGTGTTGCAACTGCTGAGAAGGTCAATCCTCTTGATGCTGAAGACGAACTGTTCGTTGAAACTAAGATGATGTCAGTACCTGCTGTTCGTACGACCGAGGAAGATAGTCCTCCTTGGACTGGAACTGAAGAATCAGATGATACTATGAGTTACTTCTCTAGTCTCGCTGACGACTAAACTGAAAAGGGGAGCGCTTCGCTCCCCTTTTTTATGCCACTGCTCGTTTTTGTTGGAATCTTAACCACGTAGGATCATCGGATCTTACATTTCTTACTCCACCAGGAGCAGTTATAGTTGGACCAGATTGCCCACCACCACTATTTCCTTGTTGAATTACAGTTGGCGGTGGAACATTAATTTGCATCTTATCCTTGGTCATCTGTGTACCAGATTCGATAATTGCTCCATCCACATTTTTACCTGTTTCTGTTGATCCCGTTTTCTTAGAATCAAGCATATGTCCAGCAAGCATTCCAACAGGTCCAAGAGAGGCACCTGCCATTAAACCTTTATTGCTTGACATTACTTCTTTTGCTTTTGCAAACATACTCTTTTGTGGTTTCTCGACTGCACCCTGTACGGGTTTCTGAGTTCCAGTATATTCACCCTTCTCTATTTTATCTTCGGTACTATCGACTAGACCAAATGTCAATCCACTAGCAATATTTCTACCGGCATTTTTGAACTTTTGTCCAGTTGTGGCATTTTTATCTGCAGTGAATCCTTTAAATCCATCATAAACTGCCATACCCGCAGCAAGCGGTAATGCCAGTTTTCCGGCAACTCTTGCTGCTCCACCTAATACTTTTCCTGCTCCTCGTGCAAGTCCGCCCATAGGAACC